TGCCTGATTTACGACTGGGAGAAAAACGAGGAAGTGACATTCCGACAGATAAAGGAGGAAAGCGATAATGTCTGACAAGGAAATTTCCGAACTGAATATGAAAAATGCCGAACACTACGGTTTGCAGCTTCAGATGAACCACTTCACGGAGGAACTGGCGGAGTTGGTTCAGGCTGTTTGCGAGGAAGACCCTGAGCATATCGCCGAGGAGATTGCTGATGTCGAAATTATGGTCGAGCAGGTGGAACACCTGCTGCCGCTCAACATCGAATTCATCAAATTCTGGGTTGAAGTTTGTGAACCGGGCGAGGATACTCTGCCCTGCATCTGGCACTTGTCGGCTCCGATTAAGAGTATCAACAAGCTGCGCCGGGTCAATCTGGAGACCACGGCCGACCCGGATAAGCCGAAAGTGGAAATTCAAATCAAACGCCAAATCGCACTCAAAATCGCATACCGCTGCCTTGAAACCGACATCGGGAAGCTAGTTTCCTATCTGAGCTGGCTGAAAGAGCGGTATGGCATCACCGCTGAAGGAATCCGACAAATCAAATCCTACAAGGTGCAGCGCACCCGTGACCACATTGCGCAGGAGGACGCCAATGGTAAAGCCTGAACCGTGGGAAAATCCGATGCTGGATACCATGTGGAGCTTTATGCAGATGGGCGGGCTGAAAGCCAACTACCCGGCTCTCAAAGAGGCCTGCATGGAACTGCGCCAGATGCTGATGCAGAAGACCGCCGGGCAGCGCAAGGACAGGCTGAAAGACCTGTCGTGGGAAAACCTTGAGCGGGTCAAGGTGACCATCATCTGCGAGGCTATGGCTCTGGTGCTGTCCGGCGAATACGAAGGAGGTAAGCAAACAGATGGAAATGTACATGGCAATCTATAAATGCCGCCTTTGCGGAAAAGAATTCTGTCACTCTGGAACAGGCGACAGGGACACGGCAGCCACGGCCGCTTTGTATACAGTCCTCGAATCTTCTGGCATCACCCCGCAGTTTGAATCTCCAAACGCGCCAACACAGTTTGAATTTCACAGTTGCAAGGATGGAAGCTACGGGATGGGTGATTTCTTGGGCATGAGAAAAACGGAAAAGGACAATGAAAATGAAGTACCGCATTGAGGTTTCGGAAGAGCAGCTGCGCGTCATCGGCCTGGCCGTGGACGAGTACATGAGGCTACGCATGGGGCAGTTCGATGATTTGGCCGAAGATCTGGCGTATGACGGCATACCCCGCGTCAAAGCTCTCACTGGAAAGTACACTTACGATACAGACCTTCAAAAGCGGTGCAGCAACATCAAAAATTTGTTTGAGACCGCCTACAAAATGGCTTTCCCGCCGCACGGCTACCGTGGACGGCAGCACGATTCATGGGGAACGTGTATCGACCTTGTACACGCCATCGAGCACCAGCAGTGGCTGGACAGTCCGAAAGACAAGCGGGAAAAGCCGCGCACAACAATCCGTTCTTTCGAACCTGTTCCGCTGGGGCATGAGCCGTTCCCGAAAATTGAGAGGGTGGAAGAATGAGCTGCCTGTTTTGTGAGAACTACATACCCCTCGACCCGCCTATCCAACGCACCGATTCCAACGGCCAGACCTATGAGGTGCCGGGATTGTGCAAAATTGGAGCAGACCACATAATTTCTGGGCTTCCTGTCTATCTTCCAACGGCAAAATGTGATAAAATAACAGAAGCACCGTTGCAAAACGGCAGCTGAATTATGACGGAGGTAGGCTGTGACATTACAGGAATTGTCCAAGTATTATGACATTCAGATGACCCTCGAAAAAGACCGCGAAGCCTTGGAGAATCTTCGGCAGAAAATCAATCCTGCCTCCCCACAGCTGACGGGTATGCCACATACGCCCGGCGTTCGGGACAAGGTGGCGGATCTGGCTGTGGAACTGGCTGACATGGATGAACGTGTCCGCTGGTTGGAGGAACAGGCAGCGGAAGAAAAGCCCAAGGTCGAGGCGTACTGCAAGAGCATCATGGATGCCCGGCTTTATCTGATTTTCCGGCTGCGGTTTGTCCGCTGCTACTCGTGGGCAGAAGTTGCCGGAGCACTCGGAAAGTGCTACACGGAAGCCGGGGTCAGCCGGATGGCCTACAACTACCTCGAATCACATTGACCGATAAGCCCTGCATTTGCGGGGCTTTTTATTTTTGCCCGAAAACTCAAATTCAACCTCAAATTTTCATAAAATACGGCCAAATATAGAAATGAGTTTTACATTTTGGCTGCCAAAAGTTAAATTCAAACTGAAAATATCAAAAATCAATGCAGATTGTTTCACACGGTGATGGACGGTGTAGGACGGTTTCACACGGCGTGTAATGCCGTGCAATAAACAAGAACGACCAGCAACGAAGAAGAACGGAAATCAACGAGCAGCAACGACCAGCAACGCTTTGATATGGATTCAGATGACAACGGATGCTCCCGGTGATATGATTAGAATGCAAAATCCGAATCAAGCCAAGCGGTGCCTGCCAGAAATGGCGGGTGCCGCTATTTTTATACCTGAAAGGAGGATTCCGAGCCGCACGCTGCTCTCCTTTGCGTGTGGCATTACCGCAGCACCCCGAAAAGCTGAGGTGCTGCAAGCTGGACGTTTCGCCGTGTCCAGCCGCAAAGAAGGAGATTTTTCCATGTATCAGAAAATCAAGGCGAAATTCAAGGCAAGTCCCACTATTTTCTACGCCTGCTCCATCGTTGCATCGTGGGCAGGAGTAGGCAGTTTGATGAACTTCCGCACCATTGCATCGCGATACGGAGCAGTTCCGGCAATCATCTGGGCAGTGTTCAATTCCCTGGCATGTATCACGTTCGGTTTGTTCGCTGACCGTGTTCCGTCCATTCGGCGCATCATGCAGAGCAAGGTGATGTTCTACTTCATCGGTCTGCTGACGCTGTTTCAGACGTGGACTCAGATGAGCGGCATCTACGAGATCTTTGGCGATACACCCATTGGAACCAAGGGTGGCATGATTATCGTGTACGTCACCTGTGTGGCGTTCCTGATTGTGTTGCTCAAAGATGGCATGGTTCGCAACGTGCTATCCGATGGCTTTTCATGGGTGGTCGTTTATGGCCTGCTGGCCGTAGTAGTGGCTGCTGCTATGGTGTACACTGGCGGCACGTTCACCGTCATCGACCCCGGTGTAAACGCCGCTGGCATTAAGGCTGGCGTGTACAACGGCTTACTTCTGCTGCCCGGCCCATTTGCTTGCCCGTATTACTATTCGCTGTTTGAGTACAACGATGAAAATGCGGACGGCACCAAGCGCGGCAACATGAAAAAGGCCTTCGTGCTGGCGGGCGTGATGTTTGGCATCTACATGGTGCTGGCTGCGCTGCTCACGTGGGTGCGCTTCAGCCCGGTGCTGAACGTAATGAAAGCTATTTTGATTACGGTCATCGCCATTTCCTCGCTGTCTACCTATCTCTACTGCGAATATCTGGTTTTCGGCAAGAAGTTTGGCTTCGCACTGGATGTTCTCACCGTGGCCTCGTGGCAGATCCTGATTCCGCTTGGCGTTATGGGCATCTGGCAGCTGATGAGCACGATCCGCATCTACGTTGTCGTAGCCGCCGTCCTGTTCTCCATCGTTCTGGACCTCGTTTCTGACAGGAAGGAGGCCGCACGATGAACATCACGGTAAAGAAGCTGGCAGAGCTGCATAAGCCTGTCCACAACATCCGCCGGCACTCCGACAAGCAAATCACCGAGTACATCCGCAGCATTGAGATGTTCGGTCAGGTGAAGCCGCTGGTCGTTGCCGAGGATGGCGAAATCATTGCCGGCAACGGTCTGTACGAAGCCCTGCTCCGCATGGGTCGGGAAACCTGCGACTGTTATGTGATGGTCGGGCTGACCGATGTGCAGAAGAAAAAGCTGATGATGGCCGACAACAAGGTCTATGAACTCGGCTTTACCGATGTGGATGCCATCGAAGAACTGGTCAAGGAACTGGACGGCGATGTGGACGTTCCGGGCTGGGATGCTGACCTGCTGGAAATGCTGAACAGCACCACGGATGAAGCTGATGAAGTAATCAGCTCCTACGGCGATTTCCCGGAAAACGAGATCGCACCCATCAGCCGCCATCAGGCAGAGGAACACGTTCCGTATGCCGAAACACCGACCTACCCGGTGGCTCCCGCCCCGCAGCCTGCTCCTACCGTCTCCGCTGCCCCGCAGCAGCCCTCCACAGTGCTGGAGGTGTCTACACCTTCTGAACCGCAAACAGCTGTTCCAGAGGCGGACAGCGGCGTGGAGCAGCGCAGGTGCATCCGTTGCCCGAAGTGTGGTGAACTGATATGCCTGTGAAAGTAGTGGAAAGCAGCATGAACGTGCTGCAAGCGGCGAAAATCCGTATTCGCAATGTGTTCGCAAACGGCTGCAAAATCTATCTGTCGTTTTCCTCCGGCAAGGACAGCCTGTGCATGGCCAACCTCGTGTATGAGATGATTCTCTCCGGCGAACTCGACCCCAAGCAGCTGACGGTGACATTCATTGACGAAGAAGGGCTTTACCCATCCATGGTCGATGCAGCACACCGCTGGCGGCGCAACTTCCTGTCGGTCGGCGCGAAATTCCTGTGGTTTTGCTTGCCGTTCAAGCAGGTGTGCGTGATAGACCACCTTTCCGCGTCAGAATCGTGGATAACATGGGAGCCAGGCAAAGAAGATGTGTGGATGCGTACCCCGCCCGATTTTGCCATCAGGTACAGCCCATACCTGCACCACCCCGGAGAGATGAACTACCAGACGTTCTGCGAAAAGGCGTTCCGTGACGGCATTCAGCTGGTCGGCTTGCGCACGGCAGAAAGTCTGACCCGCTTTAAGTGCATCGCCAACACCAAGATGGAGCGTATCACAAAAGGTGGCAAGTTCTATCCTATCTACGATTGGGCTGATTCCGATGTTTGGCTGTACATCAAAGAGCGAAACCTTGAATTCCCTGAAATCTATATGCGTTTGTACGAAGCTGGTGTGCATAAAAATGCACTCCGGCTTTGTGCTTTCTTTGGAGATACCAGCACACAAGGCCTACGGTGGGTTGCAGAAACCGACAACGACCTGTGGGAGCGTATCCAGCGGCGAGAGCCAAACGCCTACCTCGTTCTGCTTTACTGGGATTCCGAGATGTTCCGGCGCAGCACCCGCAAGCGGCGTGAGCTGGAAGCAGATACCGAGCAGAAGGATTATAAAGCCCTCTGCAAAGACCTGCTGTTCCTCCACCCGGAGCGGTACACCATCGCCAAGGACACCTTATCCCACATCGACCACTGGCGAGGCCTGTTCATAAAGACCTATGGTATCGCTGAACAGAAGCACTACAAGACCATGTATGAGGGGCTGCTGTACGGAGATCCCAAGATGCGTATCCTGCGCATCCTCTGGACCACCATCTACAACGACCACAACGCCCGCATCAAAGAGGAGCAGAACCATGGAAAACATTGACGTATTCGCACCGCTGGCATCCCTCCAGTGGGTAGACCGCAACACCATCCACGCCAACGACTACAACCCCAACAAGGTCAGTGAGGAGAACCTGAAGCTGCTGGTGCAGTCCATCCTGACCAACGGCTGGACGCTGCCCATCGTGGTACGCCCGGACGGAACCATCATTGACGGCTTCCACCGCTGGACAGTATCAGGCCGTGAACCGCTGCTGTCCCTGCTGGGCGGCAAGGTGCCTGTCGTAGTCGTAGACCATCACGGTGACGAGAGTGCCGACGTATACGGCACCATCACCCACAACCGCGCCCGCGGCACACACCTGCTCGACCCCATGAAAGCCATCGTGAAGAAGCTCATGGACGAGGGCAAGACCGTGGACGAGATCGGCAAGCAGCTGGGCATGAAGCCCGAAGAGATCTTCCGTCTGTCCGGCTTCACCAAAGACGAGTTCCTGAACATGATGACCAAAGACCATCCGACATACTCCAAGGCCAAGGTCATCCGCAGCATCTGAGAGAGGAGCGTATCACAATGCCTGTCGTAGACATCTACGTTAATAAGCCTGTACCTGTGCAGGACATGGAGTTCACCTTTGTGTATGACCCTGCAATGGTTGAAGCTGCGCTCCACCCGCCCGACAGCGGGCAGGAGCAGCCGTTCGGTGCTGAAAAGGTACTGTGACGGGGGTACCCTATCATGAGCGGGCTCGTCGACCCCGAAATCGTGCTAGTTAGTAAGGGAAAAATCAGCCATTTCGTTACGCTTTGTATAACGAATTTCAAGGAATTTTCCAGATAGTTTTACCAGAAAAGGAGGTGGTTTCTGGATGCCTACAAAAGAAAGACTTGCTGACAGAAACGTGACCACCACCGAACTGGCTCTGATACTGGGAATCACAGGCCGCAGAGTGCAGCAGCTGACACAGGATGGTGTGCTTACCACCGTCAGCCGGGGCAAGTTCGTCTTGTCTGATGCCGTGCAAGCCTACATCGGCAGCATCTCCCGTGGCGGACTGACCAAGGAAGAAGCGGAGGAAGCCAAGAAGATTGAGCGGGTCAAGGCCAAGGCTGAGGCCACGCTCAAGACCAGCAAGGCCAAAATCGCACAGGCGGAAGCCAAGGAATTGTCCGGGCAGATGCACCGCAGCGAGGATGTGGCAGCCATGACCGCCGAACTTATCTACACCATCCGGGGTGCGCTGATGGCGTTGCCCAGCCGGGTGGCCATCAATGCCGCTGCTCTGTCTGACCCTGCTGAGGTCGCAGAGTATATGCGCGGCGAGGTCAATCAGATTGCGGAGGAAATCGCTCTGTTCCGCTATGACCCGGCCAAGTATGAGGCTCGCGTTCGGGAACGCCGGTCGTGGACTGATAGACTGGGCGGTGACGAGGATGAGTGACAACGCCGCAGTAGACCGCCTGAATGCTCTGGTGGCGAAGCTGGTGGCAGCTATTCGCCCGCCGCCCAACGTGACGGTCAGCGAGTGGGCAGCACAAAACCGCGTCCTGTCCCCGGAAGCATCTGCTGAACAAGGCCGCTGGCGCAACGACCGAACGCCCTATCTGGTGGAAATCATGGACGCATACTCTGACCCTCGCGTCCATCACATCGTTGTCGTTGCGTCCTCGCAGGTCGGCAAATCGGAGTTCGAGAACAACGTCATCGGCAGAACGATTGACGTTGACCCCGGATCTATCCTTTTTATCCATCCGGTTCAGACTGATGCCAAGGAGTACAGCAAGCTGCGTATCGCTCCCATGATACGAGACTGTCCTACCCTGCGGGCAAAGGTGGCAGAGAGCAAGAGCCGAGACAGCGGCAACACCATTCTGCAGAAATCTTACCCCGGCGGCATCCTGACCATGTGCGGCTCCACCGAGGCACACGCTCTGGCATCGAAACCCATCCGCTATGTGCTGGGCGATGAACGTGACCGCTGGGCTACGAGTGCCGGCACTGAGGGCGACCCTTGGGAACTGGCGATGGCCAGACAGACCACTTTCTACAACGCAAAGGCTGTGGAAGTCAGCACACCCACCATCAAGGGACACAGTGCCATTGCCAAGTCCTACGTCAAGGGCACGATGGAGCGCTGGGTATCCCAGTGCCCGCACTGCAAGGGATTCCATGAACTGCGTTGGGAAGATATTCGGTACGAGTATGACACCATCGAAACCCACGGAGAGAAAACCTACAAGGTCAAGGACGTGTGGTATCTCTGCCCGGAGTGCGCCTGCATTTCGGACGAAGTGACCATGAAGCGGGCACCAGCTCACTGGCAAGCGGAAAATCCCGCCGCCTATGAGAACGGTATCCGCAGCTTTTGGCTGAACAGCTTTGTTTCGCAGTGGGCAGCATGGAAAGATACCGTGCTGAAATACCTGAATGCCCTGGGCGATACCAAGAAGATGCAGGTTGTCTACAACACCCGTCTGGGGCTGCTGTGGGAAGATCGCGGCGATGTGCAGGACGAGGACACCATGCTTGGCCGCAGGGAGGAATACCCTGCGGAACTGCCGGATGGTGTGCTGGTGCTGACCGCTGGCGTTGATACGCAGGACGACCGCATGGAGTACGAGATCGTGGGCTTCGGCCACTTCGGGGAAACATGGGGCATCGAAAAAGGCATCATCTCTGGCCGCCCGGACAGTGACGAGGTCTGGCAGCAACTGGACGAGCTGGTTTTCGACCGCAAGCTGAAATTCGCTGACGGCCTAGAGCTGCCCGTTTCCATCAAATTTGTAGACGAGGGCGGCCATTTCACCCAAGAGGTGCGCCAGCGCTGCCATGACCGCATCGGCAAAAAGGTTTTCTGCATCAAGGGCTTTCCCGGCTCCGACCGGCCGTTCACAGGCCCGCCAAAGCAGGTGAAAATCACGGTGCAGAACCGCTACATCGGGATGTGCTGGCAGTACCAGTTGGGCGTTGACGCTGGCAAGCAAATCATCATGGACGATTTGAAAGTGCAGGAGCCGGGCCCTCGGTACTGCCACTTCCCACGCCGGGACGATTACGGCCTCGGCTACTTCAACGGCCTCTTGTCAGAGCATTTGATATACAAAGAGGGCCACCGCAACCCGTGGCAATGGGATAAAATCTCCGGCCATGAGCGAAACGAACCTCTTGACTGCCGAAACTATGCCATAGCGGCCTACAAGGTGCTGCCGAAAGACCTTGATGCCATCGACCGGGCGCTGAAAAGGCTGCGCGGCAAGGCACCAGAGGCACCGGCAGCCCCGGTGATAAATATTCAACAACCCGTCTCCCGTCCCCAGCCGTCCCCCGGCCGGAGGCGGGAGAACTTTTTAGACGACTGGTGAGGTGTGAGTTATGGATACCGTGACCATCAAAAAGCGGCTGGAGTTCCACACGAAGCGGCTTGATAACCTGTATGTGGCCTACAACAAGCTGCTTTCCGGTGGCGTGAAAAGATACCGTCTGGACGACCGGGAACTCACACGTCTTGACCTCGGCAAGCTCAGCGATGAGATCAAAGATGCCGAGGAAAAGGTCGATGAACTGACCGCGCTGCTGAACGGCCAGAGTGCCCGCAAGGCATTCTCCGTTATCCCGCGCGATTGGTGATCCTTTAGGGTGACGGCCCGAAAGGGCCTTTGCCGCGGGCTGGCTGCTTTTTACTCCTTTCCCCAGCCAGCCCGCTTAGTTTGAAAATTACGGAGGCGATTACTCTTGAGTGTCAGATACCGCGTCACCGCTGCACCGCAGGCCAGCGGCTACAGCGAGGCGGGCGCATCCTACAAACGGCGTGCGCTGCGGGCTTTCTTCCCCAACAGCAGCTCTCCGAGCAGCGATATTCACGACAACGCAGATATTCTGCGGCAGCGGAGCAGAATGCTCTACATGAGCGCACCTGTTGCGACCAGTGCCATCAACACGAATCGAACGAAGATCGTTGGCACCGGGCTGACCTTGAAAGCGACCGTTGACCGAAACGTACTGGGGCTATCCCCGGAAAAAGCCAAAGAGTGGCAGAGTAAAACCGAGGCAGAGTTCCGGCTTTGGGCCGAAAACCGCCGCAGTTGTGATGCCATGGGGCTGAACGATTTCTACGGCTTGCAGCAGTTGGCCCTGAAAAGCTGGCTTATGAGCGGTGATGTGTTCGCCGTGGTGAAAATTCGTGACCCGGACAAGCTGCACCCCTACGGGCTGCGGCTGCATCTGGTGGAGGCTGACCGTGTGTCCACCCCGGATAAGCTCGGCGGTATGCTGGATGGCCTGGGCTATACCGAGGGCACAAACCCCAACACCGGGAACAAAATCTATGATGGTGTGGAAGTTGACAGCAGCGGCATGATCGTGGCCTACCACGTCCGCAACACATATCCGCATGAGTGGCGGAATGACATCACCAAATGGCAGCGAGTGGAGTCGGTCGGTGCGACAACTGGGCTGCCCCAGATCCTGCACATTATGGAGTCCGAACGTCCGGACCAGTACCGTGGTGTCCCGCTCATTGCACCCATCATCGAACCGCTGCTCCAGCTTCGCAGATATACGGAGTCGGAACTGCTGGCAGCTCTGGTGCAGAGCTTCTTCACGGCATGGATTGTCACCGATACCCCGAAGAACGCTATCCCGTTTGACGAAACCGGCAGCGGAGATCTCGGCGGTGTTCCTGTGGACAACCCAAAGGCTGACAACGCCAGCCACAGCCCGAACGAGTATGAGATGGGGCCGGGTACGGTTGCGCACCTCGGCAAGGGCGAGGACATCAAGTTCGGAAACCCCAATATTCCCACCGCAGGGTTTGATACGTTCGTCAAAACGCTGTGCAAACTCATGGGTGGTGCCATTGAAATGCCGTATGAGCTGTTGCTGAAAGAGTTCAACGCCAGCTACTCGGCCAGCCGTGCCTCTCTTTTGGAGGCATGGGAAGGTATCAAGATGCGGCGTGCATGGCTGGTAGGCAGCTTCTGCCAGCCTGTATATGAAATTTGGCTTTCTGAGGCTGTGGCCCGTGGACGAGTAATCGCCCCGGGCTTTTTTGATGACCCTCTGGTGCGTGCTGCATGGTGCGGCGCACGGTGGATTGGGCCTGTGCAGGGCACCCTTGACCCGAAGAAAGAGGTCGAGGCCGCCGTGCTCCAGACCCATCACGGCTTCCGCACCCATGAGCAGGTCACGCGCGAGCTGGGCGGCGGCGACTGGGAGGACAATGTCGCAGAGCTGGCCCACGAAAATGAGCAGCTCAAAGCTGCGGGCAGCGAGGGCGTAATCGAAACCACAGAAAGTGTCACTACACAGGGAGGTAAAGAAAATGCCGAAAGCACCGAGTAGCACCCCGATGGTGAGCATCCAGCGGCCCTGCTATGCAATGGCCAGCACTGACGGCCAGAGCGCTGACATCACCATGTACGGCCAGATCGTGGACACGCAGCCCACGGATTGGTGGACGGGTGAGCCGATTCCGGGTCAGTACATCATTGAGAGCGAGTTCCTGTCCGACTTGCAGCAGGTCGAGCATTGTTCGGAGATCACCATCCGCATGGACAGCGTGGGCGGCGATGCTGGCGTTTCCATCCTGATTCACAACAGGCTGCGTGAGCTGGCCGCCAAGGGCACGAAACTGACCTGTATTGTGGACGGCGTGGCCATGTCCGGCGGCAGCCTTATCATGTGCGCCTGCGACACCGTCAAAGCCAACCCATCCAGCCTCGTGATGATTCACAAGTGCTGGTCGCTCATCTGGGGCAACTACAACGCCGATGAACTGCGCAAAGCCGCAGATGCCAACGACGCATGGGATAAGAGTCAGGTTTCCATCTATAAGCGGAAGACCGGCCTCTCCGAGACCGTGCTTTTGCACATGATGTCCGATACCACCTACATGACCGGCAAAGAGGCCGTGGAAAAGGGCTTTGCAAATGAGCTGCTGGATGATGCCGAGCCGGTGGAGATCTCCGCAAGTGCCGACCGGCAGACCATCTACGCCAAGGGCCACGCCCTGCACCTGAGACCGGGCACAAAACTGCCCGGCAATATTCCTATGGCTAAAGCGGCTGCACCTGCGACCGCTACTGCAAATACACCGGCGGCACCCGCCGCCCAGTCCAACGAAGGAGGACATACCACTATGGCAACTACCATCGAGGAGCTTCGCAAGGAAAACCCGGAGCTGTGCCGCCAGCTTGAGCAGAGCGCTTCTGAACAGGCATCCCAGAACGAGCGCACCCGCCTGTCTGAAATTGACGAGGTGGCCAACCTGTTCGACCCGACTATGGTTCAGGAGGCCAAGTACGGCAAGACCGCTTGCGATGCCCGCGAGCTGGCTTTCCGCGCTGCCAAGGCCGCAGCTGCGCAGGGCCACGAGTTCCTGAAGAATCTGGCGGCCGACAATCAGGCATCCGGTGCCCAGGGCGTGGAGGCCGTGCCGGGCGCATCCGCAACCGGCGACCCGGAGTCCCTGCCCGATGCAACGGGCAATGCACCCAAGACCCCGGCTGAACGCATGGCTGCGGCTGATGCTGCCGTCGCTGCGCTGCTTGACGGGGACGAGAAAAAGTAAGGAGGAACACTACAATGACTGAGCTGAACAAAAGACTGGGCAGCATGGATTATGACGGCCTGATTGCCGACATCTATCCTAAGCTGGTGGTCAGCGGCGGCACCATCCGTAAGCTGGCCGAGGCTGCCACCATCAAGCGTGGCACCATTCTGGCAAAGTCCAGCGGCACTTCCGGCGATGGCAAACTGGTGGTGCTGGGCACCGCGGCCACTGGCGACGAGGTGCTGACTGCCAACTGCATCCTGTGTGATGACGTTGAGGTCGGCACGTCCGATGATGTGACCGTCCCTGTGTACCTGACGGGCTGCTTCAACACCAACAAGTGCATTGTGGCCGACAGCTACACCATGACCGAGGCTGACAAGGATGCCCTGCGCGAGGGCGGCATCTTTTTCAAGGCCGCTGCACCGGCACTGTAAGGAGGATATATCATGCCTGCTGAACTGAATTTTTTCGATACCTACACCCTGATGGCCGTCTATAAGAGGGTCGTCCCCAAGAAGACTTTCTTCCGTGACCGCTATTTCCCGACCAGCGACGAGGACATCTTTGCGTCCAACAAGGTTCTGACCGAGTACATGGACGGCGACCAGAAGATGGCAGCCTTTGTTGCGCCTCGTGTCGGCGCAATTCCGATGGAGCGCATGGGCTACGAGATCCATGAGCTTGAACCTGCATTCATCGGCATGAGCCGTGAGCTGTCCACCGACGACCTGACGAAGCGTGGCTTCGGTGAGGCTATCTATGCCAACAGCACCCCGGCGCAGCGTGCGGCCAAGCTGACCCAGAAAGACCTGGCAGATATGGATGCCCGCATCGTTCGCCGTGAGGAGTGGATGTGTGCCCAGACTATGCTGGATAACGGCTGCACCATGCAGGAAATGATCGACAACCAGACCAAGGGCGATACGAAGGTTGTGAAGTTCTACAACCCCGGCCACGAGAACGACCATATCTATGTCCCTGCTGCAAAGTGGAACGAGGAAGGCGGCAAATTCTTTGAGGATGTTGCTGCCATGTGTGATATGCTGTCCAGCCGTGGTCTGGCTTCCGCAGACCTGCTGCTGGGTGCCGATACCTACAATGCCGTTCTGGACCTCGAAAAGGTGCAGCGCCTGCTGGACAAGAACTCTGGCATCATTGTGGGCCAGATTGAGGAGCAGCTCAGCCCGTATCATGGTGTGGTCTATGGTGGCACCCTGAACTTCAAGGGGCACAAGCTGAACCTGATCTCCGTTGACGAGACCTATGTTGACGATGAGGGCAAGGTGCGGCCTCAGTTCCCCAAGACCGATGCCTTGGTCACCGCTCCCGGCTGCGGCCACCTGATGTATGGTGCCATCACCCAGATCAACTACGGTGATACCAAGCATACCACCATCGCAAGTCGCCGTGTTCCGAAGTTCAGCCTCAATCAGGAGAACGACCTGCGCAAGACCATTCTCAAGGCCCGCCCGCTGGCTGCACCCCACAACTACTGCCCGTGGATCCGCGTCAAGAACGTGGTCGGCTAAGTCTGGCCAGAAAGGAAGTATACCGATGCTTGTTGAGATTCTTTGCGGCGGCTATGGCTGCCGCACCAAGACGGGCATTCACACCGTCATGCGTGGTGAACAGTGCGAGGTCAGCGAAAGCGAAGCACGCCGCCTTATCGGGCTGGGCGTGGCAAAATCCCCGTACATCACCGACAGAGGCACGGCGAGCACCCTTGCGGCGGCTCCGGCGACTGCGGAAGGTAACGACACCCCCACAGCCGAAACCCAGCAGGGCGGCTCTGGGACGGCCCACCTTGACCCCAACCAGTTGCAGGACATGACTGTTGCTGAGCTGAAGAAGCTGGCTGCGGATATGGGCATCGACACCAAGCAGCTCAAGACCAAGGACGCACTCATTCAGGCTATCTGCGCCGAGGACGTTGTGCCCGGTGACGAGTGCACCGATGGTCCTGAACTGGCAGCTGCGATGCCCACGGCGTGAGTGCCTTTAAAGACGCTGTGCAGGAAGACCTGAACAGCGTCTTTCTGAATCTGGATGAGTTCGCCGAAACGCACACGGTCTACTATGATGGAGAGGAATACCCTGACGTTCCTCTGGTTCTGACAGGCCTCTCCGAAAAGGAGCGTGTACGCCAAGCCATCAGCGACCATGCGCAGGGTCTGTACCGGGTCAGCCGGGTGCTGCACTGTGATATTGCAGCCCTCGGCGGAAAGCAGCCTGAAAAGGATTGCAAGCTGGGCATTGACGAGGATGGATTCGTCCGAAACTACTATGTGGCATCCTCTGTCTGCGAGATGGGGATGCTGCGGGTGGAACTGGAGGCGATTGACGAATGAGTGATGTGACAACGGACACCATGATGCACAGCGTAGCTGCCGGCATCACCGTTGACATTGCAGAGGAAGGATTTGACCGGGTGTCTGCCCTCCTCGCCGGAATTCCCGGAGGTGCCAATCGTGCTGTAGGATCTGCGCTGGCTCGCGCCGCTGCCGCCGGAAAAACGGTGGCGAAACGGGCAGTCACGCAGGAGTATGCCGTCAGCAGCAGCGAATTTTCCAACCGCACAAAGAATATCAACAACATCCAGCGGGGCAGCAATGGCGAGGTTTCTATCAACTTCGGCTACCGTGGCAGCGTCATCCCCCTTAGAGTTTTCGATACCAAGGTGGACCGCAGCGGCCGCGTGGTAACTCGCGTGAAGAAGTCCGGCGCAAGACAGGCACTGGACCACGCTTTCGAGGCGAAGATGGGCTCTCACTATGACATCTATGAGCGGCAAGGAGAAAAACGGTTTCCGGTCAAGGAACTGTTTGGCCCTGCCACCCCGCAGATGATGTACTCCAACGAGAATGTCATGGACTCCATCGAGGAGAAAATGGCATCCACTTACGAGGAGCGCATTGAGCATGAAATCACACGAATTCTGAACGGATGGGGTGTCTGACATGACCAGCGTTGTTTTGCTTGAGCAGCTGAAAGCCTTTACCGAGAAAATCATGGCCGACATGATTCTCCCGGTGGCCATGCAGCAGGGCGATACCGAACAGGCCTACCGTGCCCCGGAAGTCTACCTGATGCGGCTGCCCGACAGCCGTTCAGCCAAGAAGAAAGCTCCGTACATCATCCATCGGGTCATTCCGCTGGAAACGGAGCAGCAGCCCGGCAGCGAGGAGCGCACGGTGGTTTCTGTGCGCTCTATCTTTTGCTGCTACAACCCGGATGAACAGGAGGGCGACCTCGCTCTCCTGAACATGATGGAGCGGTTTCGCGTGGAATTGCTCAAAGTCCGCAAGGTAGGCGGCACTGGCACCGATGGAAAGTGTCGGTATCAGTTTGCGCTTGACCTGTCTCCCGGTCATAAGCTGGAAAGCGTTCCTTACGACGAGGAAACCAAACCGTATTACGCCGGAGAGATGATTACCTACTGGAAGCTGCCGACCGTGCAGCAAACGGAGGACATTAAATTATGGCGGTAAAAAAGACCGCGGCGGAACAGCCCGCCGAAACCACCGTAAACGCCGAGCCTGCGCAGAGCAAGCTCGGCGTTTCCATTTACGTTGGCCCGTCCATTCTGGGCTATATCCAGAAGAACACGATTTACCCCTGCGCTGCTGCGGAGGCTGTGAATCGTGACGATGTGAAGATTGCCACCGAGAAATATCCCGGCGTGGCCGACTTCATCATCGATGTGGCCGAACTGAACACTACGCCTGAAAAGGCAAAAGCACGCGGCGAGGCCATCCTTGCGTATGCCCGGATGCTCGCCAAATCCAAGTAAGGAGGATTACATACTATGGCAGATCATGGTATTAACGTCAGCCGCGCCGACACCGCCGTGGCGACCCCGAACGCCGCAACCTGCGGCATCCCCTTTGTCGTCGGTACGGCGCCGCTGTCCAAGGCAACTGGCACCGCTGCAACCGCTGGCACTCCTGTGCTGTGCACCAGCCGCACCGAAGCGGAGGAGCAGTTGGGCTATGACGATGACTGGGCAAAGTTCACCGTTTGCGAGGTGATGTACTATCACTTCAAGCTGTGCGCTTGCCAGCCGGTCATTTTCCTGCCGCTCGCGGAAAACGCTGAGGCCGAGGCCGTGGCAGCTGCTGTTGAGCAGGTTGAGGCTTGCCTGACTATGTTCGGCATTGTGCCTGACCTGATTATGGCACCCGGCTTCTCCAAGGAGGCTACCGTTGCTGCTGCGCTGGCTGCAAAGGCGGGCTCCATCAACGGTATGTTCTCTGGCAAGGCTCTGGTGGATATTTCCGCAAAGACCTATACTGCCGCAGTGCAGGCCAAGAACGCTGGCACTTACGACCAGAAGTCCATTCTGTGCTGGCCTAACGGCACTCTGGGCGATCTGAAGTTCCACGGCTCCACCCTCATGGCGGGCTGCCTCGCGGAGACCGACACCAACAATGGCGGCATCCCTTACGAGAGCCCCTCCAACAAGACCGTCCACATCGACGGTCTGTGCGATGATGACGGTGCAGCCATCAACCTGACCTACAATCAGGCAAACGTGGTCGATGCCGCTGGCATCTGCACGTTCCTGAACTTCATGGGCAGCTGGACCGCATGGGGCAACCACACTGGCTGCTACCCCAAGTCCACTGATGTGAAGGACTACTTCATCCCCCTCAGCCGGATGTTCGACTATGTTTCCAACACCCTCATCAAGACGTTCTGGAGCAAGCTGGACAAGCCGATGAACCGCCGCCTGATCGACACCATTGTGGACAGCGCAAACGTTTGGCTGAATGGTCTGGTTGGCGCAGGCTACCTGCTGGGCGCCCGCGTGGAGATGCTGGAAAGCGAGAACCCCCTGACCAGCCTGATGGCGGGTAAAATCAAGCTGCACGTCTACATGACCCCGCCCTCTCCGGCGCAGGAAATTGACTTCGTGCTGGAGTATGACGCTGACTATGTGACCAGCGCACTCCAGTCCTAAAGAGGAGGTACTACTATGGCAATCGATCAGAGCATTATCAATTTTGCTGTCTACGAAGACAGCATTGAGTATGCGGGAATGGCAAAAGCTACACTGCCTGATGTGACTTTTCTGACGCAGTCTATCTCCGGCGCTGGCATCGGCGGCAACATTGATGCCGTTATTTTGGGTCATCTCGAAGCAATGACCCTTGGTCTGGAATTTCGCACCACTACGGCACAGTCCATCAAGCTGTCCGAGATTCGCCGCCACCAGATTGATCTGCGTGTTCCTGTTCAGTATGAGGATCCCATCAATGGCACTATTGATGCTCGTTCTGAAAAGCACGTTCTTGTCGTTATTCCGAAGTCCACCAAGGGCGGCACTATCGCTCCGGCGACTCCCGCCAACGGCTCCGGCGAGTACGCTGTCCGCTACTGGGCAACTTATCTCGATGGCAAGAAGGTGCGTGAACTGGACCCGCTGAACTTCATTTGCTACATCAACGGCACGGATTATCTGGCAGCTGTCCGCAAGGCGCTGGGCAAGTAATCAGAGCCAATCGTTATGCCGGGGCTGCATTTTGCGGCTCCGGCCTATTTTTTAACTGCGAAAGGAGCAGCCGCTATG